ATCTCGCCTATGCCCGGATAGTCAGGTGCAGCCATTCGCACCCGTTTACCGCAATAAAATGTTGCGCGTCAACAGTGCTTTTGCATTTGGTGTACCGGCCGGCCGGTAAGTCCGCGCGGTTATTCGTTTCCGGGGGCCCGCTCTGCGAGCGTCTGGGAGGCCACTTGGCCGGCCTTTTCGGCTTTGTGCAGCTTCCCTACTAGATGGTGAGCGGCGCGCAGTTCTATCCAAGCCTGCGCGGCCTTCAGCGGGTCGAGTGGATCCTTGGAGTCGATCTGCTCGAAAATATCCCGCCTGATTCGCCTTTCGAGGTCCCCGAGAAGCACCTTCTCGGCGAATTCCGCGAGCTGGCCGGCGGCGGCACCCTGGAGCGATTGTTCCTGCAAGTCGGCCTGGTCGTCGGCGGTGAGCACTGCCGGCCGTATACGTCCGTATCCTTTTCTCATCCTTTTGGAATCCTCGGCTGTGGGCCACCCCCGCGAGAGCCCGCGCCGGTAGGTCCGCCGGGGCCGCCAGGGGGAAGGCCGGTTGCGTCGCGTCCTTCGGCGATTCGCCGATCCGCTTCGGCTTGTGCGTCCTGCTGCTTCTCCTGGTCGGTCTTCGCGAGCGTTTCCTTGTCAATATCGAAGTTGATGAGGAGCTGCTGAACCAGTTTCGATATCGAGTTGTCCTTGGCGAAGGCTGCCGCGAGTATTTCGCTCTGCCCGATGATCTGGAGGAAGCCGAGCATACCCTGTAGCCGCTGGCCGCGATCCATCGCTGCCGTGAGTCCCTTCGCAACAAATTTATACTTCTTGTCGGCAAACTCTCTTCGGTGTCCGGCGATCATCTTGGTCATGTTCGGGTTCAGCTCGTCGGCCAGCGTCGGGTTATTCTTGGGGTCGAAGTGCTGCAAGGCGGTCATCAGCGTTAGCTCGATGATCGGAGCCAGGAATCGGGTATCGATATCCTTGGCGGTGTTCATCGCCAGCGTCGTCGAGCCGCGCTCGCTGCCTTCAATCTCGCGCGCGGTGATATCGCCCTTCGGCGGCACCTGGCCGAGCGAAAGCTCGTTTGCCGACGCGCCCTCACGAAGCTCGCTCTTGAGCGCGCTCCAGAGCGCCATCGCCTCCGGGCCAGCGCCTCCCATCTCGATCTTCTTGATGAAGTCCTTTCCGGGCGGCCACTCTGCGTCGGCTTGCACCGTTAGGCCAGGGTAGATTCCGTCGGTAATCTCGGCCGGATTCGCGAGTGCATCGGTCCAGACCATGTGCGCGCCGATATTGGCCGCAAAGGTCCCGTCGAGGATGAGATTCGTTACTTCCGTAAACGTCGCCGAGAGCGCGCGGAACAGCTCGCCGTAGGAGCGGCCCCAGGTAGAGAAGGGCACCTCGATCGTCGGCGTCATTACGATCCAGTCTTTCCCGTGCCAGTTGGGGTTGTCCTCGGGCCCGCGAATAATCTCGCGCTGGTTCGCGTATACGATCAGCTGGTTTTCCGCAATCATCTTGCCGTCACGGTCGATGATCGTGCAGAGGTACTCGTCGAGCTGGACGGGCTTGCGCCGCTTGTTGCCGGTCCCGACTTCCGAGCCGCCGGTGATGACCTCGCGGTCTTTCTGCGCTTCAGCGTCGATGTGGCTCTGTAGGCGATCGATGGCCGCGCCGTGATAGAGCTTTCCTCCCTTGGAGTCCTCCGCACTCTTCATCTTTTCGAGCTGCCATCGATCGACCTCTGTGCGGCGGATGCGGTACAGCCCGCGCCCTTTCGGGTCGTAATAGAGTTCGAACGGGTTGACGGGATCGATATTGACGAAGCCCGAAATCGGGTCGTAGGTGACGGACGCGGCCAGGACGGTCAGCGCGCCAGACTTTACGGCGTTCCCGAATGTCGAATCGAATCCGATCCGCTGCCCGCTTTTGTTTGTCGTGCAGTGGTCGAGGTGGATCTGCACGAATCGACGCATCATCTTGTCGCGCTCGTGCGACGGGTCGGTGGGGTCGGTGATATCAAACCAATTCGGCTGACTCATCAGCGCCATGCGAAGGGCTGCCGTGTGCCGGTCGATGAAGTTCGCAAATTCCGGCATGTTCTCTTCGGCCTGCCATTCGGCCTTTCCAGTAGACTCAGTGCGACCCCAGTAGGCGTTATGGTTGGCGATCCAGTTCGGATCGCGCGCGTCGACGCCGCTCTCGCGCGACTCTTTCGCCTCCGCCATGTATTCCTTGAGGAGCTGTTGCAGCTCCGGGTCAGGGAGCATCTCGGGCGCACCCTTGTCCTTACGCTTCCCGGTGACGGCTTCCTCTTCGCTCTGGACGTAATCCACTCCACCGGCAGGCAGCGTCGGGCTTGTTGCGGTCATCGGATTCTACTCCCCGTTCCCGGCATCATGTCTCCATGCTCGGGCACGCTTAGAGGGGGCGTTGCTGCATCGTCTTCCTGCTGGAAGTCGCCTCTTGGGTCATACGGGGGACGGTACTGCTTGTTCTGCCGGAAATAGCTTGGCTGACGAATCGAAATTGCGCCATTCACTCCGCGCGCCTTCCGCTCGCCAGCAGGGAACATGACTGCCGCACCGTAGCCGAATGCGTCGCCAGGGTGCGAATGAATGTCCTTGCGCGGCAAATGCGAGATAATCCCGTTTGCGTGCTTCTGATAGTGCCATCCGCCGCGTAGGGCGTGCCAGAGCGGTTTTGCGCGCTTTTCGTCGATCTGGACGAGCCCTACACCGTTTCGAAGCAGGCCTAACACTCTTTTGGACGAATCGCGCCGTTCCGGCCATTCCCGAGGCCCCGGATACCATCTCCCGCCCAATTCTTCCTTGATTACCTTCACGGCGGTCTGATCGGAGTTCGATTGCTCGCGTTGCTTCCCTTGCGGGTCGCCGTAGTGCGAAATCGGCAATCCCTTGAACCGATCTGCGATTCTACCCTTGATTATGTCTTGAATCAGCTCATACGTCCCGATTCCGTCGCCCACATAGCATTCGTGCATGATCCAGTTCGTCATCGGGCTAATCTGGGTGATTATGCACGTCGGATTCAAACCGAAGTCCCATAGACACATGATTGGGGAGTCCAGAACCGCTGTAGACGCAACAACGTGTATTCTGCGGTTGAATTCCGGCGTAACGGGCTCGCCGGGCTGTTGGAAACCGAATTCGCCTTCCGCAAATCGCGCTTTGAGGTCCAGGCGCCCGGATTCCTCGTAACGGGCTCCCATTGTCTCGTAATAGCCGTCGGGAAGGTTCTTGAGGTTCTCCGGCCTAACAGTTTGGAAGAAACTAAAGCCGCGCGTCTGCATTTCGGGCAGTTTGATGTTCGGATCGCCCTTGTAGCCGGGTTCCACGAAGCGGCGATGCGTCCAGTGCCCCTCGTCGGGGTTATTCTCGGCCAATTTCACCGGATACCACTTCATTCCGGGCTGCCGCAGCCTCGTCATGGCCGCATCGAAGATAAACTCCGAGATTCCGCCTGTGCCGGCAGCGGGAGCGGGTTCGTCGAACGCTACGCCACCGAGTTCGCGCGACTGGAGCTTGGAGGCGTCCTGCTCAACGTCCATCCCAAGCCAGTAAATCTTGCCAGAGAAGCCGACAGCGCCCTCGTTCCATGTCCAGGTCTTCGTCGACTTCACGAAATCGCCGGCTACGCCATCAGGGAACCAGCGGAAAAACTCTTGCAGCGTCGTATCGCGCAGATTCTCCCAGGTGTCGCGGATGATTGCCCAGATCGCACCAGGATTTTGCTGGGTGTGATAGAAGGGGCACCACGCGAGCGCGGCAGACTTGCCCTCGCCCATGCGACACGCAAACAGGTCCGCTTCAGCCTTCGAGGTAATGAAGGCCTGCTGCATCGGGTTCGCGATAAATTTAATCTCTCCGCTCAAGCGGGCTCCCTTTCGGGGGGATCGTCGGCGGCAGCTTCGGCAATCACATCGCCGGCGGCGTTGATCGCGGTAGCGTGGATCTCTTCCTCTTCGTCGATCTCGACCAGGCGGGCTTGCGCTTGGGCCACGGCGCGATTGAGCTTGACGCCTTCCTCGTACAGCCGGCGCCGCGCGCCGATGGCGGTAGCGAGCTTGCGGGCGGCATCTTGGCTCGCGACCAGTCTACGGGTGCGCGGCGTTGACATGAGATTCCCCTCCTGTGCCGGTAATGCCGGCGATCAGATGGGCCTGCACGCGCAAGCGGTCCATGCGGTGATGCAGGCGCTCGTAGCGGCGGTCGCATTCCTTGAGCAGCCGCTTGTTGGTGGCGCGGGTGCGCTCCAGCCTCACTTCGTTGATCGCGATGCCCTTGTGGCGCAGGGACAGCTGGCGCTGTACGTCATCTTGCCCTTCCCGCAAGAGTCGCCAGTCGCGGACCAGGCAGCGCATATCCAGCTCATTTTGCCGGGCGGCGGTGTAGCGGGTGCGGCCGAGCTTCGTGCGTATCCGCTTAGCCACCTGTCACCTCCACGATGGGTTTCGCTCGCAACACATTCGGGGGGTCATGGGTTTCGCCGCTGCCGAGGTTGGTTTCGAACTTGATCGCCACGCCAACGCTGATCCCATCCGATTTCGGCGGCTCCATCTCCAGCAGCTTCGTTACGTCCTGGCTGGCGCGCAGGCGGGTGCGGTGGTCGGGGAAGTCGTCGAATTTCTCCTCCTTCGGATTCCATTTGTACTCATCGGCATCGAGCGCATCGACTTTGACCTTCACGACCTTGTTGATATCCGCGCCGGCCGCTTCGAGCTTGAGCTGAAAGAAGCGGCGGAATTCCGGCGTGCGCCGGCCGGCGGCCAGGTGAACGAGGTGGGCTCGGGAATACCCCGTGGCCTCTGCCGCGCGGGTCAGGCCTTGGGCGAGTGTGGGCGCGGCCATGATCGCGTCGATTGCGGTGAGGTGCCGCTGGGTGAGGCTCAGGAACTTGGGCGGCGGCGGGCGGCCGTGTTTGCGGCAGCGCGCGCAATGCGGCTCGGGCGCATCGAGGTCAAGGCCTACCGTCAGCTCGCAAAACTGATCGAGCGGAACCCACTCTAGGCAGCCAGGGCATTGCTCTAGCTCAGGGTGATCGGACCCGATCCGGGCCAAATCGGCCGGACGGTTTTTGTCGTTTCCTTCCACATATTCTCCGAGTAGGTATCGGTGGGCCGGTACTGCTCCCGAAACACGTCATCGGGCACGGCCAGCATCTTCCCTGTCCCCTTCGCAGCCTTCACCAGCCACATCCCGGCTGGGACGCACTGGCGCTTGCCGGCAATCTCGTGCCACTCGTCCAAAAACAAGCGACGTGCCTTGATGGGAAACGGTACAGAGAGGAATTCGCCCGCTAAGTCCATTCCGCGCAATTAGCAGCCACGCGGCGCAGCCGCAACATTAGGCGGCACCTAGTCTATTGCGTTTTTGGCCTTTTCGGCGAGTCCGAGCTTCTCAAGGTGCCCCATTGTGGTCGAATAGACCCGGACATCTTGATAGCCGTCGTCATGGTCGACCACAGCCAGGATCATCACGGAGCTGAATTCGAGCCGGTCGGCAAAGGCGTCTTGGAAGCATTTCTGCACATCGGCAACCGAAGTATCGGGCACCACGCGCAGCAGCGGCAGATTCTTGGCGGTATTCTCGGTTTCACTCATCTCGCCCCTGTAGCAAAAGCGCTACCGTGCGGCTATGAAAGACGGACGGCGGGCTCTTTTTAGGCGAATCAAAGGCAAGGCCATCACCACCCCCCACAAGATCGTCCAGAAGGAAATCCACGGCCAGGTGGTCTACGTCAAGGTGTATCCCCCACAGTGGGCAGAGGGCGCCTCGCGCCAGCACAGCGGCCGAAAGAAAAATCTCGGAAAAATCTCATCAGCCGCGCAACAGACGCTACCTACCGAAATCGCTAAGAAAGACCCCCCCAAGGGGAACCGGCGGCGACAACAGGGCACTTGAAGAACACAATCGTGCGCGTTATGAGTACACGTCATAAGGGCAAAACACCCTCTACGATTCAAAGGCCGCTTCGCTCCTGCACGCCGATACCCCCGAGGCTTTCCCGGTGGCCTGCTCCGCTGTAAGACGCGAGGACGCAATCTAGGACCCGTGCGAGTCGGAGTACGGGAAGGCCTCTCTCGGGCTGCTCTTGACTACCGGAAAGGTTTTCGACGGCCAAGGAAGCCGTAGGCTGACGCGGAGTTTCCAGCCCGTAGCCTGCGAAGGGCGTTCTGGAAACAGAGTGCTCGCAGCTCATCTGAGTTCTATGGGGTTCCACGAGGAACACGGTCGGCGTAGCTCAATGGTAGAGCATCGGCTTGTGGTGCCGATGACGCGGGTTCGATCCCCGTCGCCTTCCCCAGATCAGTCGATCGACTCCCCTCTCAGGTACTTCGCGTCCAAGTGCTGAATCACGTCGCGAGCCTGCTGGATCAAATCCTGACGCTCGCGGCGAGTCATCTCGCTCGACTCCACCTCAATCGTCCCGTCTGGCAACTCGCGGATCTCAATGTGACGGACAGGAAGCGCCTTCACCCCTGCCTGCATATCCCGCATCCCGCTTGAGTGGAATCTCATCTCACCACCGTATCAAAGCCTCGCGCCCGCGCACGGAAATTGTGTGCGTGTAGGTACCCTAGAGCGACGCCG